CTATTATGGAAAGCTGGACATATTGGTAGAATTGCTATATTTGTGTATGCTAATAAAGATGATAGGGATAATGGTATGAAACCCATTGGGGCAATTGTAAAATACCCATCAGATGCAGCAGATAGAATAACTGGTGCTATTGACCAAAATTTATATTCAGTAACTCCACCATTTCAATTAGAATTTTTTATAGATGATGCAAGTTCGGATTCAATTTTAACTCAAGCTTATAATTATTTAAAAACAATTCCGTATTTTAGCGGTTCATTAGAAATTTAATATTATGGCATTACAAAAAGATTATAATATACCAAATACTTCATTAATTATTAGTGGAGCATATCATATGGTAACTGATATTGATATTCAAAAAAGAAATATGGATGATTTGGGTCCTGTTTCTGCTAGTAAAGAAATTGATATTGAAGTATATAGACAAGCTGACCCGGTGTATTGGAAAACTGGTTATACTTGTAAAGTTATGGTTGATGTATATGCATCTAAAGAAGCTAGAGATAATTCAAAAAAACCAATAGCTACTTTAGGAAGATATGCTATTAAATTGGAAGAAAATTTAGCAACTAATGGAATGGATGAAAAAATAATGTTTTATTCGGATACTAATGATACTGAAAATATTTTAACACAAGCATATAATCATCTAAAAAGTACGGACTATTACAAAGATGCAATTGATATTTAATAATTAAAATGTACAATATTTAATAGTATGAAAAAAGCATTAGTACTAAATACGGATTGGCAAAGTATTGAAAAATCTCTTAGAGAGGAATTTGGATACGTTGTGTATATCAAAGATACAAAAGAAGCGGCATTGGAGTGGTGTAGAGAAAAACCAATAGATTTAATTGTTGGTTCGTTTCATATGGGTATCATAGAATTGAGTGGTTCTCTATCACATCATATTGCTGAATCTGGTTCGGCATTTGCAACACAAAATCCAAATATTTTATTAACATGGCATCCTGATTTTTACGAAGACCGTTTAGATGATGCCGAAGCAGGTGAATCTCAATTTAATATAAATGAGAAGGGTGAGTATGAACACAAACCGCATCCATTGATTGAGCAAAGTGGAATACCAACATTTCAAAAGCCGTATATAGATGAAAATTTTAATACTATCATAACCCAAATAGAAACCAATACATTAGTATAGTCGGTTATTTGGATTAAAAAATCGATTAGATATATTTATACAATATAAAACACAATTATTATGGGATTAACATACGAATGGAAATTAACAGGTCTAAGAAAACAAAACAGTGAAAATGTAAATGACGCTGTTGTGGGAACTAATTGGAAACTAATAGGTACAGACGAAGATGGTAACGAAGGAACATTTAATGGAGCAACACCTTTTAGTATCAATGAAATAAACACTGCAAGTTTTACTGAATATAGTTCATTGACTGAAGAGCAAGTATTGGGTTGGGTAAAAAATCACGTAAGTGGTTCTACTCCAACTAACTATATGGAACATATAAATGGGGTAATTTTAAAAGAAATTGCATCCAAAAAATGGACTAAAATTGAAGTTAATGAAACTGATTTACCTTGGTCACCTACATCTGGTAGTCACATAGCTCCACAAGTTAGTGACCCAGCTCCTGTATAATAAAATATATAGGTTTTGATTGATTAAAAATATCCAATGCATTATATTATGTTTTGGATATTTTCTTTATATTTATATGTGTATTTCATACTAGCAAATACAAACCTAAAATACAAATTGAAGAAATAAAATGGCAGAAAGAATCGTATCACCTGGCGTATTCACAAGAGAAAATGACCTATCCTTCTTAGCGCAAGGAATTGGTGAAATTGGAGCAGCATTTATAGGACCTTTTAAACAAGGACCTGCATTCGTTCCCACTATTGTTAGAACGCAATCAGAGTTTGAAGAAATCTTCGGAACTCCTGATGGAACTTATTATACTGAACACGCAGTACAAAACTATTTAAGAGAAGCTGGAACGGCTACAATCGTAAGGGTTGGTGGTATAGGTGGTTACACCCAAACTGCACCTTTTGGTATTTTCGCATCCGGTTCATCTAACCAAAGTTTAGGTACTAAACTTATTGGAGTATTATATTCAACCGCTGTCGGTGATGAAGGTGTTGGATTTGCATCATCAACAATAGTTAGTAACGATGCAACCGATGGTTCATTTGTAATTAACACATTAGCTGCAGGTGTAAATGTATCTGCATCAATCCTACCAACAGCTACTAATGATTTATCGGATGTATTTGGTGAATCTCCATTTGGTTCAAAAGCAGCATATGCATACAATTATTTTGAAAACATTGCAGCTTTATATACTGGTTCTATTGGAAACAATATTGTAGTATCTACTGCATCATTTCCACCTCAAGTATATGAAGATGTTGAAACAGCTGAAACTCCAATGGTTAAATCTCAATTGATTAGTGGTGAAAGATATGACCTTTTCAAATTTGTAACTTTAGGACATGGTACAACATATAATACTAAATTTAAAGTTGGTATTTCAAATGTAAAAGCAGCTGGTGAAGATGGTTCAACTGATTACTCTACATTTACTGTAACAATCCGTTCATTCGGTGATACTGATAAGAGAAAAAGTGTTGTTGAAACATTTAATAATGTAAACTTAGACCCTGCTTCTCCTAACTATATTGCTAAGAGAATTGGTGATAGATATAATGAAATTGAACCTTCTGGTAAAATAACCGAATATGGTGATTACACAAATAGGTCAAAATTTATAAGAGTTGAAATGTCACCAAACAGTGTTGGAAATCCAATTTCAGCAGCACCATTTGGACATGGGGCATACACAAACCCAATTTTTGCAACAAATGATGCACAAGCAAACCAAATACCAGCGGTAGTATATCAAACTGGTTCGGTAGTTAATACATCATCATCTCCATTATATTTTAGTGGATTTGATTTCGAAACAGCTGGTGTATCTGATGATAACAAACAATATTTAAAACCAATACCTGCTGGTGCACAAACTGGAGCAAATACTATATTTGCATTTGATTCGAATGGTATATTTATGGGTCTTTCTGGTTCTGCATCATCTGATATGGTTCATAGACAATTTGTATTAGGATTCCAATATGGATTTGATGGTTTAAATCCAACTATACAAGCTAATATAAGTACACCAATATCAGCGGCAAACACACAAGGATTTAATTGCGCTACGGCAGCTGATAATGGTTCAATTGCATATACTAAAGCAATTAACGCAATATCAAATGCAGATGAATACGATATCAATTTAGTTGTAACTCCTGGTATTATTCGTTCTGAACACCCAACTATTACTAATAGAGTAATTGATATGGTGGAAGATAGACAAGATTGTTTCTATATCGCTGATTTTGTGAATGTAGGTGCATCTATAACCGAAGCAACTGAAAAAGCAAACGAAGTAGATTCTAACTATGTAGCAACTTACTACCCTTGGATTAAGACGGTAGATGCTAACACAAACAAATTAATACCAGTTCCACCATCAGTATTGATGCCGGCTGTATTCGCTGCAAACGATAGATTGGCAGCTGAATGGTTCGCACCTGCTGGTTTGAATAGAGGTGGTATTATTGGAGCAGTTAGTGTATTGAATAGATTAACACATTCTGAAAGAGATACTCTATATGAGAATAAAGTAAACCCAATCGCAGCATTTCCTGGACAAGGTATTGTAGCATTCGGACAGAAGACATTGCAAGATAGAGCATCTGCATTAGATAGAATCAACGTAAGAAGATTACTTATCACTGTTAAGAAGTTCATCGCATCTACTTCTCGTTTCTTAGTGTTCGAACAAAACACAGCAACAACTAGAGCACGATTCTTAAATACTGTAAACCCTTATTTAGAAGCAATTCAACAAAGACAAGGTTTATACGCATTCAGAGTTGTGATGGATGAAACTAACAATACACCTGATGTAATTGATAGAAATATTATGGCTGGACAAATTTTCCTACAACCTGCTAAGACAGCGGAATTTATCGTAATAGATTTCAACATCTTACCAACTGGAGCAAGTTTTAACGCATAATACGAAAAACAACAAAGTAGATATTTATTAATATAATAAAAAGGATAATAAAATGGCAGAAATACTAGAGTTTGATAAGATGTTCTATACGAACTTCGAACCTAAGATGAAAAATAGATATGTGATGGAAATCGATGGAATTCCTTCATATATGGTTAAAGCGGCAGCTAGACCTTCAATTAACTTTGAACCAATTGTGTTAGACCACATCAACATCAAAAGAAAGTTGCAAGGTAAGGGTGAGTGGCAGGATATAACTGTAACATTGTATGACCCAATTGTTCCATCTGGAGCACAAGCGGTAATGGAGTGGGTACGTTTAGGTCATGAATCAATTACTGGTAGACGTGGATATGCGGATTTCTATAAAAAAGATATAGATTTCTATATGTTAGGACCTGTTGGAGATAAGATTGAGCAGTGGAAACTAAAAGGAGCATTTATTGTAAGTGCAAACTTTGGTGATGTTTCATTCGATTCAAACGAACCTGCAACTATCGAATTATCTTTGGCTTACGATTACGCAATCTTAGAATTCTAAAAATATTCCTTACGGAAGCTACCGAAGGACAACCCTCATCAGAAATGGTGGGGGTTTTTTTATTTTCAAAAATTTTAATTTAATGTATTTATATATACAAACTAAAAAAAGTATAAAGTTATGGCAGAAGTTAATATTGCACAACAAACCCCAACACCTAAACAGGTAGAGGCATTGAAATTTGATTTTCCAACGGAAACAATTGAATTACCATCAAAAGGATTAGTATATCCTGAAGGACATCCATTAAGAGGTGGTACTTGTCAAATAAAATATATGACAGCTAGAGAAGAAGATATTCTTGCAAATCAAAACCTTATTAAAAAAGGTATTGTATTGGATAAACTATTTGAATCGGTTCTAGTTGAACCTGGAGTAAATCCAAATGATATCTATATTGGTGATAAAAACGCTATTTTAATGGCAACTCGTATTTTAGGATATGGCGCCGATTATCAAATAGAAATGACTGACCCATTTTCATTAGAAAAGCAAACTGTTGTTATTGATTTAGGTAAAGTTCAAACAAAAGATGTTGATGATGATGTATTAAATTCAAAAAATAGATATACATTCAAATTACCATCAACTGGAACTGAAGTTATTTTTAAATTACTTACACATGGTGATGAGCAAGAAATTACAAAAGAAATACAAGCTTTAGAAAAATTAAATAAGAATTCTGGCACATCATTTGATGTTACAACTCGTTTGAAATATATGATTGTTTCAGTAGATGGTAATGAGGATAGAGGTTTTGTAAATAGATGGGTAGTTAATTCATTTTTAGCAAAGGATACAAAAGCATTTAGAGCTTATGTTAAAGAAATATCACCCGATTTGGATATGAAATTCCAATTTACATCTGAAATAACTGGTGAGATGGAGGCGCTAGATATCCCATTCGGGATTAACTTTTTTTACCCTTCCAACTGATTATAGAACCCAATTACATTCTCAAATTTGGGAAATGGTTCAATTCAGTAATGGATTTACTTGGTCAGAGGTTTATCACATGCCAACATATCTTCGTAAATTTTATTTTAATAAGTTGATAGAACTTAAGAAAAAAGAAGCTGAAGAACATAAAAAGGCTCAATCAAAAATGAAATCAAATAAAGTGAGGATGCGTTAATATCCTCACTTTTTTATTTGTCAATATTTATAGAATATAAACACTCTAATTATGGAAAATAATAAAAAACAAGTTAAAGAAGGTATATTCGATGCAGCCGATAGATTTGTAACTAAATTTTTTGATGGGTTATCAAACGGAGCTGCTAATAGTATTATTAAAAAAGCTGAACAAGCTAAATTACCACCACGTGCAATTAAATTAATGAAAGATATTGAAGATGATGGTGAAGAATTAAGAAGAATGGTAAAAGAACTTTCTAAGTAAACTATTAAATGGCAAGAACTCCAGAACAGCAAGCAGCAGCAGATGCTAGAGCAGCCAAAGAAGCCGCAAAAGCAGCTGAAGCCTCTTTGCCTATTTTAGAAAGAATTCTAAAAACAAGAAAAGAAATTTCTGATTTGCAAGAAAAGGGGGCAGACATGACTTCTGCTGAATCTGATGAATTGTATAAACAAGAAGTAAAACTTTCTAAACTTGTTTCTATTCAAGAAAAAAGATTAAAAAAATCACAAGGTACTAAGCAAAATGAATTAGATTTAGCGAGTGTATATGCATCACAAGTATCTGAATTATCATCAATTTCAAAGGTATATAAGGGATTAACGGATGTTCAAACTCAAAGTTTAACAACAGTCCAATCATCACTATCTGCAGTTCAAAAATCATTATTAGCAGATGAAAGTAAGAAAGCAGTATTAGATAGTACCTTATCAGGAATAACACAATTACAAGGACTACAACAAAAAATAGCAGAAACAGGTCCAGAAGATGTAGAAACTCAAAAATCTATTGAGGCAGCATATAGAGCACAATTAAGAAGTTTATCACAAAACATTGTTAATAAACAATTAATTGGTGAAATTACAAAACAAGAAGCTAATGCATTAATTAAAGCATTGAATACACAAAAAAGTGCACTTGTTGTTGCTCAAAAATATGGTACAATTAATAAAGAAACCAAAGAATTAATAGAGTCACAAATTCAGGTATATGAAGGTGTAAAAAAATCAATAAGAGGAGTACTTGGTACTTTATCTATGATAACGAAAGGACCACTGGGAGCATTAGGTGTTGGGTTACTTGGGGCAGGATTTGCCGCAGATAAAATAGGAAAAAATATTAGAAATTTTGGTGGATTTATTGATTCAGCACAATTTTCAGCATTAGGTCTTAGTTTTATATTTTCCGATGCGGAAGAAACTGCAAAATCATTATCTAAAGAATTTGGAGGATTAAAAGATGTAACTCTTAGTACGCAATTAAATACTAATTTGATGGCTACTAATATGGGTATTAGTGGTAACGAAGCAGCTAGTATAGTTGGTAGTTTTGCAAGAATGAACAATGGGTCAGCTTCAACGGCTATGGATATGGCAGCCACAACAAAAGAAATGGCAAAGGCTGCTGGAGTACCAGTTGACCAAGTAATGAAAGATGTGGCGGGTTCGGCACAAGCTTTTGCGGAATATGGTAAAGATGGTGGATTGAATATAGCCAAAGCGGCTGTATCTGCAGCTAAATTGGGAGTTGGTATGGACTCATTAACCAAAGTAACTGATTCCCTTTTAGATTTTGAAACATCAATAAATAGTGAATTGGAATTAGGTGCTATGCTTGGTAGAAATATTAATTTAGATAGAGCAAGAGCATTAGCATACGAAGGAAATATTGGTGGAGCTGTAAAAGAAACATTACAAAGTTTAGGTGGTATAGAAGAATTCAATAAAATGGATATCTTCCAAAAAAGAAAGGCAGCTGAATTATTGGGATTATCAGTTGATGAATTCCAAAAGATGGCGGCTAACTCTGATAAATTAAATGATGATGGTACTGTTCAAGTTTCCACATTTAATGCTATAACGGAGGCAATAACAGCATCAGCAACTGGAGCTGGTGGATTTTTAAAAACTATGGGTGGTTTGGTGTTAGGAGCTGCACAAATGGGTGGTTCTTTTGCACAAATGGGTATGGATGTGAAAGGTATGGCTTCGGGAGCACTTGACAAAATTAAAGGTTTCTTTGGAGGAGCAAAACCACCAATTCCTACACCTGATACTTCAATAACAGGACCACTAACCAAAGATGGTTTACCTGATAAACGTTTTAAAGCAAACCGATTACCAACAACACCAGCAACTCCACCATCACCAACAACAATGGCACCACAAGCACAAACGGGACCCGCTGACCAGGCAAATAAAATGTCTAAGATAAAAAGCGGAGATTTAATTAAAGGTGCGGTAGCATTATTGATATTAGCAGCAGCTTTATTTGTTGCAGCAAAAGCATTTCAAGAATTCGGAGAAGTTACTTGGGAGTCGGTTGGTATGGGATTAGTTGCATTGGCCGGATTAGCTGGTATTGCATTTATATTATCTAAAGCACAGGGAGCTATGTTGCAAGGTGCAGTTGCAGTTGCCGTTTTAGGAGCAGCTTTAATACCATTTGCATTTGCTATGAGTTTAATTGAAAATTTAAAAATAGATGCTGTATTAGCAGCCGCAGCCGGACTAGTTATGTTTGGGTTAGCAGCAGCTGGTATAGGTATGATATTACCACTTATATTAGCAGGTTCTGTTGGCATTGCAGCATTGGGTGCATCTATGATATTATTTGGTGCAGGGTTAATGCTTGTATCAGGAGGTATGGGTGCTATATCAGCGGTTATACCATTTGTTACTGAACAAATATCGGCATTATCACAAATTGATTTTCTACCAATATTAGGTTTAGCTGGGGCTTTAACTATATTATCAATAGCATTAGCAGCTGTAGCTGTTACTGGTATGTTAGCATTACCAGCACTACTTGCTTTAGGATTGATAGCAGGAGGAGCAGCTGCAGTTATGGGTGGTGGTGAAGGTGAGGG